CGCGCAAAGTCTTGATCTGTTTCTGGCCGTTTTATTCCATTACCGTATGCCTCTCTGGGAAGAGTAACATCGCGGAAGGTAGGATCTGCGCGTAATCTTTCGTCTGACACCTCTGGTGATGTTGCTGGATCGACGGGCTGACTAACGTCCGTTTGTGTCATCGATGGCGTATCAAGTGGCATCATTCCTTCAGAGCCACCATGCCACCTATTGTATATTGCTCTGCTAGATTTTGCCCATTGTTTTCCCGCTGGCGTAGATACATCGAGCAATTCGTCCTCAGATAGGCTTCCGTCCTTCTCAGCCGCCTCAGAAGACGCCATTATAGGTTTCATCGGCTTATCTGTATCGATGATGTAAGGGGCATCTATATCGACGCTCAGCCCCTCTGAAAGGCTATTAGCATACGGCCCATCAGTGTACTGTAGCTTGTGACGACTGTTTACATAGTCCTCGATGAAATCAGCCATCCGGTCCCCCCTGCACGTCTTCTTCTTTCTTTATTTTACTTTGATCGTATAAAATCTGTAATTGATCTAATGTTTTGAAATCTTCAGCTTTTTGAATGTGCTCCTTTTTGTCATCATTTTTTAAGGCAATTCTGGCTTGAACAATTTGTGTATCGGTGATTGTAAAATTAAGATTTTTTGCCTCAACGCCTGCGAGCTGTGGAAAGTACCTGTCCATCAATGCGCTATCCAAACCAAGAAAAGGCAGTTCTCTATCTGCTGCCTCTTCCGCTTGCTGCTTTACAAGCTCGTAGGCTTGTTTGGGTGTAAAGTTAGGTGACGTTGCCAGCTCGTAATATGTGACTGATGCATCAAAAAATCGATCCTGTTCAGCAATCTCATCTGCAGATTTATAACCAGGAAACGTCATGCCCTCTGTGTCTCTACTGAAGAACTGGTTTAGAAATCCAGAATACTTTTTAAGTTGCGCGTTTTCTGTCGCGGCAGCTGTACTGCGCTTACTGTTTGTCGCTGCATCAAGAATACCTACAACACTCGTAAAAGTTGAAAGTTCTATGTCTCCATCACCAGCAAGCATTGAGGCTCTAGCCCTTGATTGGGCAATTTCTAGTTCTGTTTCTGCGCGTTGTGCTCTATTATAAAGCTGTGCAACTTGCGCGGGATTTTCTTGAATTGGTTTATCTGTGGTCAAGGCTTTATACGCAGCGTTTGCCACTGGTGTATCGATCTCGCCACGTTTAAGCTGCTCGGCAATACTATTGATTGATGGCTTGTTGTCACCGGTGTCTTGCCAATTAATGACTGCCGCCGTCAGGTCTCTTTCGTTCTGATCTATTTCGGCTTTTAGAGTTTTTGCGGCACTTGCATTCGCTGCGGTTTCTGCGCTTTCCTGTTCGTTTTGTATCGTGATCGCAGCTGCCATTGATTGGTTGGCAAGGTTAATACTTTCACCTGGTGAAACGTTTGGAAACTTTGTGCCTTCCAAGAGTGTATTAGTTAAATTTTGCAAGGTTTCTAAACTGGCCTGACTACCAGCTATCTTTGATCTTGTAATTAATTCGCGTATTTGATTTTTTTCAATGCGCGCATTATTGGCCTTTTCAGCCTCTGCCACCTTACCAGGCGCTATAAGTCCACGATTGGCCAACCTTTGAAAAACGGATGTCTCGCCATCCTCACCGTACAAATATTTTCTTGCCTCCTCCTGAGCATTAGGTGACGATGACTCGCGTGAGAGAATGTCCGACTTTTGACGTACAAGCGCCATTTCGGCGTCATATGATGCCTGGATTTGTCTGGCCCTGGCATTTTTGTTTACGCTAATGCTGGCGTTGGCAAGTGTGACCAAGCTTTGTTTTTTAAAGCGTCGAATGACTGCGCTGTCATCTATGCCCTCTGTAAGCTTTTGGACAATCATATCAGCGCGCGCTCTAAAGCCCTGTGGTCCTTTGCTCGTTACAACGCTGGGGCTTGTTGTAAGCATTGTATCTTTCAATGACGCAAGCTGCGTATTTAACTGCACCTCGGCTTCGTTGAGCTTTGTTCTGCGCTCCTCTTCAATCACACGGCCGTAGAGGTCTGTGGCTTGTCTTGCCAGCTCATCGCCAAACCCTGCCAGCGCTCTGCTATCCTGGCTTAGCGCGCCTGGGCTGGCACGAACTGAAAGCTGCGCTGCGCGCTGCGGCGTCCCTCGTAGCGTTTGTGATCTATAAACCGGTACTTTCATTAGTAACCTTGCTGTATTCTATACATATTGGATGCCCCTGAGAGCAATGATTGACCAGCTTGCATGTAACCAGCTGATTGGGCGCGCTGCCCGTACATGCGCTGTAATCTTCCTTCAAGTTGCTGGTTCAATGCCGCCTCATCTCGCGCCTGTTTGCCAAGCTTAATATTGTAAATATTGTTTCTAATTTCTGTCTCTGCTTCACGCTCTGACTGTAGAGCCAGGAGCAACGGTGTGCCTGTCGCAGCTGACACATTGTTTGCTGCAAATGCCATGCGCTGGGCGTCTGCAAAATCTGCGTATTCTCTGCGAAATTTCTCGACCCTGGCAGTTTCGAGAAACTCTACACGTTCCGCATTGATACGCTCGGCCTCGGCGTTTCTGTCTGCAATCTGTGCATTGTAATCATGCGCAGCCTTTGCATCCTTACCTGCCTGGATGGAGCCTATTGCTGAGACCGCAGAGCCAACCGCACTGGCCATCATTAATTTTTCAAGCATAGAGCTTCGCTACCCTTATAAAATCTTCGCCATTGTGTCCGTATTTCTTCATAAGTCCCTCTTCTTTAAAGCCCATGAATTTTGCAAAGCGTAACGCCTCTGGCCAATCTGCCCGACACGCTGCTTGCACACGCCAGAGTTTGTGTTTCTTCACCGTGTCCTCAAAGATACCGCTGCGCGTCAGTCTGATGAACTCACGCGACTTTTGGTGCAGTCTGGCCGATCCAACAAACCAAGCCTCGCCCACACCTTTCCACATTTCGTTTATGCCGACACATCCTATGAGGTGGCCATGATCGAGCACCGTGAAGCTCCAGCCAGGTAGTTCCAAGCTTTCTGCATATGTTTTGACAAAGACATGACCTTGTGTGCCGTTGCTCAGCTCCCCATCCATCAGGTCGGCCAAATGCTCTTGCCGGTAATCTATTACTCTCATTCATCAAACGTGATCAGCCTGGGGAACAGGCCAATGATTGTCATGGGCAGTGGTTGCGTTTGCTGCACTACGATGTGCGCATCCTGTTCAAACCCGCCTCTGAACTCTATTTCTTTATCACCATCAAAGAGCGGTATTGCTGCGCTCATCGATGCACCGGCTGCACGAAACGGTATACTGTCAAGCTCAGTCTCGGACGTACCAACATCACAGCCAACGGTGCGGAAAAACCTTACCGTAATATCGTGGATCCGCTTGATCTTGCCCTGACTCGTACCTTGCGCGCTACCTGCATCCAGGCGCATGGTTTGCAGCGTAGATGTGAACGGCAGACCGACATGTGCTTTGGTGACGTTTACGTCCAAAGAGATTGCGCCAGAACTGACGGTTTTATTCGCATGAGCCGCACCGTTGGCCAAGACGGCTACGGTTTGACCTTCCAGATGCGTCAACCCTGATATCGTATTTGCACTAGAGCCTGAGTATGTCAGACCACTGTCTACAAAGAAGGCATCCTCAGTGTTGGTGCCAAAATCATAATCGGCAAGTATTTCCACATATTTTTTTGTTGCAGAATTTATCGTGCGCTCGACAACCATATACACATCGTCTTGGTCTAAATCGCCTGGGATACATGCCAAAGAATGGACAGATCCATACGATCCGTTTGAACTTGTGCCACCTATAGAATGGCTATGCCAGGCAACAACGTTTTCTTCACGCCGATAAGTCAGGCCGACCAGTTTACCGTTTGCCAGGCAAACCCACACAATGTCCTCTGGCTCTTGCTGGTATGCCATTTCTTTAATGCCACCCTCGGTGATGTGCTCAGCCAAAAGTGTCAATTCTGGTGCCTGGTAGCTGTCGCTCTGAAGATCGAAGACAAACTCCCGAATCTTTCGCTTAGCGCGCTGCACAAAGAGCGTGACATTTCCAATCCCAATCGGCGGGATCTTTGCCGTGCCGACAGTGCCTTGTTTGACAATTTGTGTCGTTGTCGGCGTCAACGGTCCTTCGGTTGCGCTTGTGACAACAAACTCTCCACCACTTGTTCCAACCTGGAGAAATCGACCAGGTTGCAGATAGCGTATTTCGTTGGCGGCGGCAGATGCCAACTCAAAGGTCATGCTCGATGCGTCAGCTGTGCCAGGCGTGAAATTCTCAAATTCAGTACTTTTGCTGAAAAACAGAGTGCGCGGTTGTTTTAAAGTGTTGCCAAAGACCAGCCTTTGTTCGTGGAGCGCGACCACCCCAGGAAATGTTTTGGGTGTCGATAATGTATTGAATCCATCTTTGAACGCACCAAGTCGAAAGTTGTTGTCGGGCAGCAAATCGCCCGTGATTGTGTGGCCAGTATCAGCTGCTTCGTCTGCCAGATCCGCACCTGGTGCGAGAAGCATTCGGGTCGATGTGACCTCTGCAATAATGACGTTGGACACATTGTTGCTTGTTGTTCCGGTGACAGACACAGACATGCCAGCCTCAAACCCAGCGTTGAGAAAACCACCGGCGCTATCCTCGATCCGGTCATTGTGCTCGTTGCCGGTGTTGTTTGGATCTCCCTCATGAAAGCTTATGGTGTCTGTCGTAATGACGGGCGAAAGCTCTGCCACCCCACGCTCGTTTTCCTGAACCGTGGCTGTGACCACATTGTTGTTTGTAAAGCCTGAGATTTTTGCAAACCCGTGATGTAGTTTTACCAGACGCCCCACATCATTTGAAAAGAATGTCAGAGTAATTCCTACATTTGCTGCGGTGATTGTTACTGATCCCGTTCTTGAACTGGCCGTAAGAGTTTTTGTCGTATCGTTGGGATCCAGCATAGGGCCGCGCTGAAAATCCACATCAGCAATTGTCCAGGCCGTATGACTTGATCTGAATATTTTTTTCGGATGGTGGTTTTGATGGGCTATGAACAGTGTGTTTCCGCTTTGCGTAAAGCTCAAATCGCTGAGCTCCGTGTGCAGATATGGTGTCGTAAACTCAATTGGTGATCCGCTGGACACAACGGTGCCACCGTCCTTATGCACCCGAAAGTACTGATCGCCAAACTCCAAGATATAAGATTGCTCGGTGTTAAACTCAAACGGTATGAGCCGTGCATTATGTGCGCTGTTTTTAACCTCTTGAACAAATTTTGTACCTGGTCGCCGCCTTGCAGAGCCTTGCGGATGCACAAACATGTTCTCAAGCTTTTTACACGCCTGTGTGTATTTTTGCAGATCAGTACGCCCGTCCATTTTTGGCGAAAACTCACCGGCAGAAAAGCTTGTAAATGCGGGACTGACTTTGGCCATTAGAACCTTGAGCTTATAAATGTTTCAGCGCGTAGCGTTTGACTTTCACTGATACTGTTGGTGTTTATTAGATTGTCTTCTGTCGCATCAATAAATCGCGCCTCGCTCAGCTTCATTTCGTATTTTGCGTATAGTTCGCGCGCCAGGCTGCTTGAGCCAACCAGGGGATAGGCAATATCGCTTGCCAGGAGAGCGGATATCGTTTCTGTCAGAAGAATATCGTAGACGCTCGTATCTGTGATGCGTCCGGTGTAGAGCATTTTGATTTCGCTCTCATTACAAAGAAGCTTACGCCCTTCGATTTTGTAGATAATGTCTGGGTTATCCAGGCCCAAAACGCGCAGACAAAATGGGTCTGTGGGCAGGGTAAATTGCTTGGCGAACTCAAATGCCGGTGTCGCGGTGTCGGGTGCCAGGCTTACGCGCTGTATCAGACAATTCCAGGGATGCGCTCGGAATACGCTGTCTCTGATCTTTGAGTACCTATCATTGATTATACGCGCAGCTTTGCTGTCTTCGTTGAAGGCCAGGATCTGCGTTGCGCCGATCTGATGCAGGGCTGCGTTGGCAATGGTGACTTCGCTCATAGTGAACTCCAGTTAGGGTGGTTTATTCAAATATTTTTTTTCAAATAAACCACCCCCAGGGGTTTAGTTTTGGACGTACAACATTGTAACAGCGATAGATCCGGTGCCAGCGGCACCGCCCATTGTGACTGTAACAACCTTGCCGTCTTCGTTAGCATCGACCTCTTCGCCGTTCAGCAATGCGAGTGTGGCCGCAATGTCCACAATCTGAGCTGACGTCGAAGCAGCCGCAGCTTTGTACGCCGCAGCTGACGCTGAAACATCAGTTCCAGCTGCGTTTTTGTGCGCGCCAAAGCCCACTGACAAGGTGGTTGACGATCCCATCGCGTCATGCGCCAACTGGCCTTGAAGGATACGCGCACCATCTGGCAATGCGAACATTTCAATGACATCACCGGATGCCAGAGAAGATGCCTCATATGTGCCGTGTGCTACACGAACTTCGCCGCCTAACTCATTGGCTTTGACGAAATCAGAAGGATCATCCTGAGTAAGCGTTGTACGCTGTGTGCTATATACAGTTGCCATATCTCAAGCCCTCCTATGCTGATTCATCGCAAAGAATGGACACGACTTTTTCTTCTTCCATGCGGGTCGCGCCGAATGCGGCACAGTAGTAAACCTGTGTGGAGTAAGATTTGTCAGCGCGTTCATCAATGCGTGATGTTACGTCTTTTCCAATTGCCAGCTTGATGCCATCTTGCGCCCAAGCAAAGCAGGTGCGGTTGTTGCCAGATTTAGCTAGGCGATTTGACACATGGAACTGAAAGCCCATGAACGTGTTCACCTCACCTTGAACCAGAGCTTTGACAGTGTTGAAATCAGAGCTGGTGACATTTGTAGATCCTAGCAGAGCTGAGATCTGATCTGGCGACACGGCAATGTGCCGTGGGATACTTGGATCAACAGAGTTTTTATCCAAGATTTCTTTTGCAGAAATCAGTTTTGCAACTGTCATATCTGCGGATCCAGCTGCAATTTGATTGCCGCTAGGAAGAGATGTTGACGTTGCGCCGGTTTTGCCAGTTTTGGAAGTACCCGTTGCAGCCTCGATGATTGCATCGTCCATCGCCCGACCCATCGCAGCGGCAGCTGCCTGGGCATAGGTTGATGTTGGATCGATCAACATTTTGACTTTGTCAGCATCATCGATCAGATCAGCCCATTCGTACTGATCCATCGTTACCATTCGTCTTGAATGAGGTGTTTCAACCATCGGCGTGTCACCGTGGCGCGTGGTGCGTTTCACAGCGGCGGCCTGGCCTACTTGGTCGAAGAAAGCCTTTTCGCCGGTCACAGATTCCTCATCCACTCCACCCCGTAGGATCGAGCCGCGTTGCTGCGAAAGCAGCTGCACATTGGCTGAGAACTGTTGTGAAAACGCAGTCGTAATTTGAGTGGACATAAGTCACTCCTTTACTGTTGCGTTGTGTGGGGGATCGCTACCCGACAGTGGTCGGACGAAAGGTTTTCGGGGTTTCGGGGGCGCGAGGCTTATCCCTGGTATACTTACGACACGGTAGGGGCGTAGAGCTTATCCAGTTGTGTTGTTCAGCATTTCTTGCAGCCTCAGTCGTTCCTGTACCAGGTACGGTTGCTGCGGGTGTCTTTTGTCAAAATAGGCAGGGTTTGCATCAATCGCCGCAATCTCTGCCTTGATATCGTTTGGCACCATTGCATTACTTGCTTTGACGCCTTCCAGTGTATCTTCACCAATCTTTTCGTTAATAAAATTGGCTATAGAAACATTCATTCGGATGAAGTCTGGGTTGTCGCCCAGTCGTGTGCCATCAGCCAGCATCATTTCGGTCATGTCTTCGTTGCCGAACTCAGCAATTAACCCGCTCACGTTTTCGATGTTATCTTCATATGCAGCTCCGTACTCTCGACGAAAGTCTGCCTCTGTCTGAGCCTGGGTGGCTTCGTATTGTCCTTCTTCCATTTGGGCAGATTGACCCATTTCGTTGTTGTACCAATCAAGCAGCTTTTGCGCCTGACCTGGTCTGAGACCAATTTCATGCGCTGCTTGCTGAAACCCTTGCAGCGCATTTTCATCTGGCTCAAAGCCCTCTGGCAAGTTGTTCTCCAGCTGATAGCCGTCTGGATTATCTGGTCGGCCCAGGCGTCTATCAACCTCTGCCCAATCTTCTTCAGTGGCGTATTTGCCTGGTATCGCCAGTTTATCTGCGCCAATCAATTGCTGCGCATTGACATAGGATTTTGCCAGGGCTCCAACATCCTGGATATGTTCTAGTGATCTGTGACCGGCAATGTCCTCCGGTATTTGTGAGCGCCAGTCTTGCTGGGCATCAGACGGGGCTACCTCTTCCGAGACCTCCGCTACCTGTTCTTCACTCATTTACAACTTGCTCCAATTCTTTTTGCTCTAGCAGCATTGATTTTAAAAATAAGACCACCGTGCGCTGCCCTTCACGGTAAGCTGTCTCGTTGGAATCAGAACTGAAGGTGGACCCGTGAACATGAAACCGGTGCTCAAGATCCTTAATTACCTTCAGCCCATCGTCATTATTCAACACCACCTTGTAGAGTGTTCTTATATCGTCTGGTGTCATTGTGGTTGTTGTGCCTGTATTGCTCTGAGCATTGGTGCTGCGTTACCGGCGGCTTCTGCCGTTTGCATAAGCTCTTGCTGTTCTTGCATTTGTGCAGCTGCCTCTGCTTTCTGAGATCTTATGAGAGCGACTTGCTGCGCCGATCTGACAGCTGTGGCCGGTACGCCCAAGATTTTAATCATATGTTTGGCAATGCCATCCGCATCGATGAAATCCATGATTTCCGGTGCCATTTGCCCCAGTGGACCCATCAGCTCCAGTAAGCGTGTCACGTTCTGTATATCGCCTTGCCTTTGCGCTTTTGCCAGTGGACTGACGTATTCAATCTCCAGATCCTGGTTTGCCATGAAATCTGGTGCTGGGAGAAAAGCCTTTTGCCGCGATAGGAGCGCATACACTCTGGTGATCAGCGGCTGTAAAAGCTCTGCCTGTAACCTGCCAAGCACCGGTCCCAACAGACGCATTTTTTCCTCAGTCCGTTGGACCACCTCGGTTGCTGTCATCTGCGGCCCCTGCCCCAGGATCAGCTGATCTACATAAAACGCAGAGCGAATAGCTGTGCGGCGTTGTTCTTCCATATTGAGGCCCAGCGGATTGTTTGCCCCGATATTGAGAGGTTCTATTCTGTCCCTGGTGCCTGATCTGTAGTAATTCAAACCGCCTGGTATTGTTCTTACGGGCAGTAAAAATCCATCGTCTGGCACCAACAGGGGTGGATCCACTTGCTTTTGTGCGGCCCGAATAGTGGTCTCACACATCTTGTTGAGCATTTTTATGTCTGCCAAAGCTGTCATTGATGGTGACCGGCCATATCCGATTTCAAAACTAGATTTCAGAAACCGTGGGCAAGTATAAGGATTTTCGTCAAATCCGCTTTCGCTTAGAACAATTTTCTCTTCTGGCTCGATGTAGATCGATGCGAAGGGTTTATTCTCTGACGTGATTTTAATTGGATCCCGATCATCGCGCTCATACACGGCATGAACCAATGTAACCTGCGCATAAGGATTATTCTGTGCCTTTTGCAAAACCTTGCTTGTAAATTTTTCTTCGCCAAATCTTTTCTGTGCTGCCCTGAGAGGCATCTTAAATTCACGATAGATTGTATCGACCCTGCCCTTATCATCCTCAGATAAGTAACATTCTTTAATATGCCGCGTTGAAAATCTAAGTTGCTGTCCGTCATCCTTATCAATGAACATCACACCGGTGCCAAAGGTGATTAGGTCATGATACAGCTCATGGATCTGTTCCTGGAAGTTGGAGCGATTAAACGCCTTGTACATGACGTCTTCGACGCCCTGGAGCCACTCCATAGCTTCATCGTCGCTGTTGAGCTCCTCATCCCTATATCTCAAAGAAAACCAGCTCGTAGCAGCTGATGTAAGCATCCCATGAAGTGACGCACTCAAAAGCTCCGCTGCGTGTATCGCTGTACCGTCAAAGACCAGCTCAGATCGCTTATCACCACTGGATCGACTTTTGGTCACATCCGCTTTGCGCGGCACCACAAAGTCTGCAACCTCTTGCCAATGGCTTTCCCAGGTCTGTCGCTGCGTCTTTAGTGACGCCAAATTAGATAAAAGCGACCTGGCGACTTCATCAGCCATTACTGCATCCTACCCATATTATTGCGCATGGCACCAATTAAGCTCTGATATTGTATAGGCGCATTACCACTCACACCCCGTGCAGATGTTCCCCCAGAAGGCTTTTTCGGTGTACCAGCCTCTCTTCTATTTCCATCCGCTGTAGAAGGCGGCAAAACAGCTGGCGCAGGTGGTGCGGGCGGCGGTGGTGTCGGTTTTCGTCTATTGAAAAAAAATCCCATTAAACTGCTACTCCTAGAGGATTATACTTGTTGTCAGCCACAGGCGGTGGACGCTGACCTTCAAACATCCGGTTTTCCTTCAAACCCACCGACAAATATCGAAACGCATCCGCAGCATGACTTGACCAATCATGCACAGGCGTATTCCTAAAAGTACGCATTCGCTCGTTGTACGGCCTGTGATACTGCCGCAAAGCTTCCAGACCTGGCTTGCACAGATCCTTGTCAAACCAACAGCGAGGCAACATCATCTTTGCCGCATGGATCCCATCCTCCAGCGGAAGTTTCGGAACAACTCTAAAATTTATCCCAAGATCCCAGGCGACTTCCCTGCGCGTCTTTCCAGTGCTTAACTCTCTGACCTCAATGTCATGAGGCGCATTATGCATCCCGTATAAATACTGCCGGTCCTGTAATACTCGCATGTAGTGCGGCAAACCCTCACCGCGATTTTCATAGAAATCGATCACATGTACAGCCCGACCAACTTGCTGCACAAACCAAATCACCGTGCTATCGCCCACACCCAGATCCCAAAACGTATCCACCTTCACAGATGGATCATACGGAACTGAATTGATGCGCCCCTTCTCCTGTAACTCTTGAAGCTCCTTGCCAAAAACAGCACCAGGAACATTCGCAACCCAAGAGCACTCATACTCCTGTGCAAACTGATCAGAACTCATCATAGCCCTGGCAGCGTCCAGCTCCTCATCATCCAGTATGCCTGTCTCACTCGCCTTGTATAACGCCGTGTGCCAATCCTCTTGCCTCTCAGCGGCACTGTACAGCTCATAGAACGCATTGTGACCCCGAGGCGTACCAATGAAACACGCCCAGCCCTTACGATCACTCAGGGCCGGTCTGATAATCTCAGGAAACAAACTCTCTGGCATGTCGGCCATCTCATCAAGCACAACACCATCCAAATAGATCCCGCGCAAACTATCAGGGTTCTCCGCACCCAGTAATTGTATGCGAGCTCCATTTGGTAAATCACAACGCAGCTCAGTCTCATGAAAGCGCACCATAGGAATAGCACCAGCAAACTGCTTCAGATAATCCCAGGCCACAGCCTTTGCCTGGCGATACGTGGGCGCAATGTACGCATACCTCGGATTAGGTCTGCTATTCGTAAATGATCTGGCCAAGATGTGGTTGATCGCCATCACGGTCTTGCCAAAGCGTCTATGACATACAATCACTCCCCAGCGCTTCTTACCAAGGGCTTCGTGTAAACTCAGCTGCAATGGTCTCGGTGTGTATGGGATCTCAATCTGTGTGTGTGGCAGTGTCTTGTCCTAGGTTATTTACGTATACAGAAACGGCGCGCGGTTTTGGGGGTGGTGGGGGGTGCCGCACAGGATTTACAGGCAGTGTGCGGGGTCTTGACCCGTGACCCCATCGTTTAATTTCAATAGGTTAGCTACCTCGGGTGCCTAATAGGTGCCGAAGACCACCGGTATCAACAAAAAATAAAAGCAGCTTGGGGGGTGGGTATGGATCTCGCGCGCGATTGGCACCATCACAATGTCACCACCACACAGTCACCAAGTAACCAGGGTCATCAACTATCATTCTCAGCAAACAGATTACCACCTGCCCAACTGATTGTGATCTGACCTGATCCTTGCTTATCCTCTGCTTTCATCCTCACACCTTTGCTTGCCATCTGTCTGATGTACTTGTCCTTCACATCAGCCTCGAGCCTACGCCTTTGCACCTCTGCATTGGCCAGCTGCTTATCCTCTGGCAAAGGAGCTGTAACCATCTCTAGGATTTCATCATGCATGACTTCGCACTGTATTGCCCTGGATCTTTCATAAAGCCCGTGTGCTTCTTCGTCCTCTTGTACATGGCGCAAGAAGGTCATGTAGCTGGGCATATCACTGCCCTTGCATATCCGCTTAATCGCGTTGCCCTGCATAATCAAATCGCAGATCTCGTTCATTTTTTGTTTAGAAACTCTGGGCATGTTGATCCAAAAGAAAAACCCCGCTTGGTGTTTTGTTGAGCAAGCGGGGCAAGTATCAGGGAGGAACTATCAGGATATACTGCATGATATACTGGCAGAGCGCCATCGATGACGTGTAGCGACAAGGACGGAGATACCCCGCCAGTATACCATATCTTTACCTAACTTCATGCACACACGCAAGCAATAGTTTTTTCTAATACATGTTGTATGTCTTTTTATGATATGAGTTTTTCAAAAATAACATAATTAAAGAAAAAGACTTAATTATGACATTTTGCAAAACGTTGTTCGCATCTGCCCTTAAAACCTGCCATACCTGCCACAGCTGCCACAGCTGTCATCTTTATATTCAAAAGTATTCGGCTAGGATCTCATCGTCCTGGGCTTTTATTTTGTACCAACACCTGATCAGCGCATCGGTGTATCTGCGTTTGATCTGTCTTCCATCTCTTAGCCCTTGCAGCCTTGCAAGCTTCTGCCATTTCGGCCCACGATCTCTGAACGCTGCGCTATGCGCTACAGCCCAGACGATCCTTCGGTCATGTTTGTTCATCATTTCTATTCCAAGAAAAAGTGCGCGCTCGTATGCATCGATCTCAGCTGGTGATGCTTTGGGCAATGAAACCTTAAAATCTTCATATCCGTATGCGCTCCACTCCTGGACATATTCTGGCCATGAGCTTAGCTTTTGTTTACGGAATGCCGCAGGTAGTTTACGCTCTGTCTCAGCTGCTTGGAAAAAAATATCTGACAGTTCGTTTACGTCAGGTTTATCCACAGGCATTTCTTTCAAAGAAAAATATTACAGACATGTACATATCTGTGCTGATTTGTGTGCGCTCCTTGGCGGCGCACCCAATCAGCTGTTGAGCGCATATATGAGCGCATATATGATACATGTCAGAACGCTGCGCGATTTTAAAAACACCACAAAGAATCAGTCAATACCCTAATTTTATCCACAATCCGTTGGTGTCCGTTAGTGGTCGTTTATGGTCGTTGGTGGCCGCATTTTTTTTGTACGATACTCTTTGTAGATGGTCTTTTTCTCCAGAGATGACCGAAATCTGCGCATCAAAAAATTGACTTGTTCAAACAGCTCTTGGTGCTCGTTTGTGTTCCAATGCTCTCGATACTCCCTCAATGCCAAGATCACGATCTGAGTTTCTTCTTGAGTTAAATTCATACTTACCTCTCTTAATGCCCATCCTGTGTAGCTTCCCAATAACAGCGCTGCGCGAAACCCAGCCAAGCCTTTCTGCTATTTCACCGCCGGTATACCCCGCGTTCCACATCTTAATGGCTGTTTTCAAGCGTTCATCTGTCCATTCCATTGAGTGCTCCTATCACCACCTCATTTGGGCCTTTTGCCTGGCAAAGCCGGCGCAAGCCATTGCGTCAGCTCTTCATGTGACCAATACCGGCGTCGATTGATATAGATTGGCTTGGGAAATTTCATGTCGGCATAGCTTGGATCCTTAACGTAGCGAGACAAAGTCATATCGCTAATACCGCCAAGCATATCTTTTACCTGCTTTGAGTTTATTTTTTTATCGATTTCCATTTCTATACTCCTAGTGGATTGCAGTGCTCACACCGCTGCTTCTCTCCGACAGGCTCACACGCCTGGTACTCTCCTGAGACACGCACCATGCGCTCAACCTCAATCCAGCCCTCGCCTTGACAGTGCTCACAGCTCTGAGATATTTTTAGTTCTATATCTCTTACACAGCGGTGTAGATTTAGCACTTGACTTGCCATTCCAGGATTGATCGATCCAGAAAACAACGCGCGCTTTTCACCTGGCACATGGATGCTGAACCAGGCACCGTCCCTACGATCCCAGGTCAGCTGAAACTCTACGTGCTCGATCTCAACACTAGTCTTCATTGAGAATCACCTTGCCCGTGCCTTTGCACACCATGCACGTAACAGGCTCCACATGGCCGTATCCACCGCTGTATTTTTTTGGATACTCAACAAACCACACTTCGTCACGCTCACCGTACCCGTTGCAGTGCTTGCAGCGTATGAAGACTGAAGCGCTCACATGATCGCCCTGAGATGCACAAGA